ATGGGTGTGTCTGCGATCGCGACCGGTGTCTGGACCGCGGCACAGTGGTTGCTGAACGCATCGTTCTACGGATTCCCACTGGTGTGGATCATTGTGGCGATCGCGGCCGTGATCGCCGCTGTGTGGCTGATCGTCGCCAACTGGGACACGATCTCAAAGTGGCTGGGAGCAGCCTGGGACTGGTTGGCCAAAAAGGCGCACGACATCTTCTTCGCCGTCTGGCACACCATCGTCGACGCCTGGCAGACCGCGCTGAACTGGACACGCAATCTAATGCAGGCGATCTCGGATTGGGTGCATGCCCGCATCGATGATGTGCTCACAAGGGTGCGGCTGGTTCTGGCTGTGGCCGGCATTTTCTTGGATGCTTTCCGGCGCGCTCGCGATGCGGTGATTGAGAGGGCGGGTGAGCTGCTGGCCTTTGTGGGATCGATACCGGGCAAAATCTGGGGGTTCCTGTCAGGACTGGCGGGGTCGCTGTACAACCTGGGACGTGACATGATCCAGGGCCTGCTTAACGGCATCCGATCCCTGGGCGGGAAGATCAAAGACACTTTGCTTGGTCTGCTACCGGGACCGCTGCGCGCGTTCGCCGGTGCACTCGGCATCACGTCACCGTCCAAAGTGTTCGCCCGCTACGGCATGGAAACGATCCGCGGCTACATCGTCGGTGTGCGTGGCCAGCAGGCCGGTGTCACAGCGGCTGTGGCGTCGGTGGTGCCGCAGGTCGCGTCGACCCGGTTTGATGTCGAGGCTGCGATCGGGCGCCTGTTCACCCCCGCGACCGGGCCTGGTGGGGCCGGCGGGGGCGCCGGTTTCGGTGGCACAGGCCGGTTGGAGGAGCTGCTACAAAACGCGATTGACGCTATCGAACGGGTGGCGCCCGGGGTCGGCAAGCAGATCGGCGGGGCAGTGTCGAACTCTTTCCAGCTATCCCGGGCGAGGTGACAGCATGGCCGTTCTGACGTTGACGCGCGTGTTTGTGAACCTTCTGGCCACCGGTGCCGCCGTGTCGGCGCAGTCGGGCATACAGCGCGCCCGCAGCCACGATGTGGCCGGGCAGGTGCGCACCTACGCAAGCGGCCGGCAACGGGCCGTGTCGACAGCCGGCGAGCGCGGCGTGTTCACATTCGCCATGGTGGATGTGTCCCTGGCCACGGTGGAGATCCTGCGTGGCTGGGTCAACCAGGCGGTACAGGTGCGGGATGCGCGGGGGCAACGGTTTTTCGGCGTGTTCTTCGGTGTCGTAGTCGGGGAGGCCCGCGACGCCACCCTGTACAACGTGGCCATCGACCTGCGTGTCGTGACGACCGCGGAGGGCGTGTAGTGCAGTACCCGAATGCCGGCCCCCGCAGCGGTTTCACCGCCGCGCAGATCATTGCCCTGATCCGGGATGCCCCGTCGATTGAGGTGGGTGCCGGCTGTGAGCTGATCGACCTGGGTTTGAATGTGCTGGCCGACATCACCGACGACTTCGCCGGTGGGATCGTTTCCCGCAACTCGTATGCCACGCTGCACGGCACCGCCGAGTTGGGCATCAGTCAACGCCTCGACTGGGGTCAGGCCATCGTGCGGCCGTACATGACGATGTCGGACGGCACAATCACCGCGCGGTTCAACCTGGGCGCCTACTACACGTCGGTGCCGGAGTCCTCCACTATGGAGGACCCGGCCACCTATGACGTGACCGGCTTCGACCTCGTCCACGGACTCAACACATCCGTCGGTGAGTCGTACGCGCTGGACACCGGCGCCAACGTGTTGACTGAGATCCAAAACATTTTGACGCCGCGCGGCTTCACCAACGTTTTGGTTGATCAGACGGCGGCCACGTCGGTGCTGCCGGCGCCGCGGGTGTGGCCCATCGACGAGGACGCCCGATGGCTGACCATCGTCAACGACCTGTTGGGGTCGATCGGCTATCAGGGCATCTGGTCGGACTGGGACGGCTACCTCCGTCTGCAGGCGTACGCCACGCCGATCACCCGACTGTCGGAGTGGACGTACGACACCGACCCGGCAACGTCCATGCTGGACCCTGACCGCACCTATGTGCGGGACTATTTCGACGCACCCAACCGGTGGATTGCGGTGCGCACCAACAATGTGGACGGTGCGGCGCCGGTGGAAGGCGCCGGCATCTACACGTACACCAACGAGTTTGTGGGTGACACGTCGGTGCAGGCCCGCGGCGGGCGGATCATCACCCGCCGGCTACCGATCGAGGCCGCAGACCAGGACGCGCTCATCCGCGCGGCGCAGTCGTCGATCGATGCGGACATCAACGTCAAATCGACGGTGAAAGTGTCGACGTCACCCAACCCGCTGCATTGGCACTTTGACCGCATCACGGTGGAGGACGCCGCGATGGGGCCGCCGTTTGAGGCGATGGCGACACAGTGGAGGCTGCCGCTCGACGGCGGTGACCAGAGCCAGGAATGGACTGTGCTATGACGTTCGGGCAGGACCTCATCGATGTGATTGACGCGCGTATCGCCGAACACGACACGCCGCTGACCGCCGCCGGTACGGTGGTGACCCGGACCGGCAACACCACGGCGATGGTCACATTCGACGGGTCTGCCCTGGCGACACCGGTCAAGTGTTTTGGCGACGTCAACATCGATGAGGGCGACCGGGTTGGTTTGGTCAAGCTCGGCGTGGACTGGACGATCACGGGGACGTTCACGCGGCGGCGGCAGATCACGATGCCGGACGGGGCCACCACCGGGACGCAGCGGTGGGTGTGGGGCGCAGATGTGCCGGCCGAGCTTGCCTCGTACGGGATGCAGGTCGCCCTGTTGGCGTACATCACCGACAGTGTCACGGGTTTGGAGGTCGGCTACTTTTTCATCGGCACGTCCAATGTGTCCGACTCGCCGCCGACGTTCCGCGTGCAGGCGTTCGGCAACGTCACCTACCCGGTCGCGGGCCAGCCGGACAGCGCCACCGCAGCCAATGTGAAATGCAACTTTCAGCAGCACATGTGGGCACAGACGGCGTACACGATCTTTAAGGATCATGACGTCAAACTGTTCCCCGGCGTCGATTTGATCATCGACGACGGTGGGGTGACGTTCGGCGCCCGCTCGGGTCCGCGTGCCTGGCTGGGTGGTGACGCCCAAACGTCGGACTCCTCGGCGGTCAGCGCCGAGGCTGTGGTACTGACCACTGCGAGCCTCACATTCAAAGCGGGCCGTGCGTACCGGTTCGTGTACGGGGCTCGCTGGTTGGCGTCCACAGCGAACACGTTGGTGGTGCGGATCCGGCGCACCAACGTCACCGGCATTAACGTGCTCACCTTTTCGCATGAAGGCCCGACCGCGGATCAGTGGCGCGGCGCGGAGAACGTGGCCCGAAACTCCACCGGCTCCGACATCACCACAGTCATAGTCCTGACGGCCGCCGCGACGGCCGGCACGATCGTGATGAAAGCCGCCTCCGACATCCCCCGCTATCTCGACATCTACGACTGCGGCGCCGCAGCCGACTTCGCCAACCGGCCCTCGGTCTAGAGAAGGGTCCACTGTGGCCAGTACGATCACGACGAGCACCAACACGACGCCGTTCCAATTTCCGGCCAACACATTGTTGGATATGCGGCCCGGTGACCGCCGCCTCCTGGCGATGATCAAAGTAACCACGGCCAACACATATCAGATCTTCATTGCTGACAACCCGTGGTCGTCGTGGACCGCCTACACGTCCACCACACGATCCAATGTGGTCGACCTGGGGTCGGTGTGGGTGTCGACCAACAACTGGCTGTACTGGTGCTACCGGACTAACGAGTCGTCGCAGGACCGTATATACATCCGCAGGCTCAACCTTTTCTCCGGCGTGTGGGATACCGAAATCCTCGTGGACGCGGTCGCCAACGGGGGTGCGGCCGGCGCGGTCTACACAGGACTGGACCTCGTCGAGTGGACCCTGTCGGGCCAGGAGTACGCGGTGATCGCCGCCGGCATCGTGGTCGGGGCGCAGGTGGGCGTCACACTACTATCTGTGTACTGGTCCACGTCGGGTGTGCCGTGGGTGACGCTCAACCCGCTGCCGAACAACCGCAGGTGGCTGTACACCGGATCGGGCCGGATCGGGCCGTCCATCGACATCGAACACACCGGCGACGGCAAGTCCTCTGCGACGCCGCACCTGTGGGTGACGTTCGGCCGCGACCGCATCCAGATGGCGAAACTGGCCTACATCGGCGGCGGCTGGTCCGGGCCGGTGTCGGCGCAGGAGCTTGTCACGGGCATGGCCGCACACGACTATGTGACCGGACGGTGGGACGGCGTGCGGTGGCTGATGGTGGCACCCAACCCGCTGGCCGGGTCGACCGACACAGTCCTACTGATCGAACGCAATCAGGCCAACACATCGACGATCACCCGCACGTCACCGCCGCACACGACCGGCGTCATCCGCCACACATCCGTCTCATACAACCAGGTCACCCGCGACACGAGGGTGTTCGCCATCGGCACCTCCACCACAGTGCTGTACTACATCGACTATGTGCGGGCCACCGGCCTGTGGACGTCATGGGCCACCGTCACCGCAACCGCGGTGCTCGGCACGACCGGCGAACAGTGGGGTGTACGCCGCTCCAGCGCAGGGGATGCCCGCTACGACGTCTACACCGCCCACGCGTCCAACGCGTTGGTGCACACCAACCAAACCCTGACCTATGCCCCGTCGACCCCCACGTGGGTCAACACCACAGGGCAGGCCGCCGACGTCGCCGCATCCCTGCCGTTGGATTGGAATTTCATCGACGCAGACCCGGGCGACACACAGGGCAGCTTCGCGCTGTCGCGGCAGATCGGTGCCGGCGCACTGGCATACTTCCGGGCCAGCGACAGCACCTGGCAGGTTGCCGAAGTGCAGAACACGTCTGCCACGTCGGCGCGCACCCTGGCCGCATCGTGGGGTGCCGGCACCGACGCGCCGCACACCTACCGCGTCAAAGTGTGGGACGCGGGCGGGACCGCGTCGGCCTACTCTGCGGCACTGGCCGTCATCGCGTCAACAATCGTCAACCCGGCCATCGTCACACCCACACCGGCGCAGGTCCTCACCGGCGACTCCGTCACGGTGACGTGGACGGCGGCCGAGCAGATCGCCTACCGCATCACCCTGTCTGTGACTGCCGGTGCACTGTTGTACGACACAGGCTGGGTGGCCGGCACCGTGCTCACGTTCACGGTGCCTGTGGTGCTGCTCAACGGCGGCGCCTACACAGTCACCTTGGAGACACAGAACAACGAGGGGCTCGGCTCGGTCGCGCAGACCCGCAACGTCACCGTCTCATTCTTGGCACCCAACACACCGACCAACGTGAACACGGCGGTGCCCGCCTCGGGCTGGATCGCAGTCGTGGTCACCAACCCCACCCCATCCGGTGGCCGCCCGACCGTGGCCTACAACGACATCTACCGCCGCACAGTCGGGGACACATCCGACGGGATACGGGTCGGCGCCGCGATCGCGGTGAGCGGCACCGTCAACGACTGGCGGGCCGTCTCGGGCGTGTCATACGAATACCGGATTTTGTCCGTGGGCGTGAACGGAACTTCGATCTTTGGAGCCTGGGCCACATGAACCGTGTCGGTGATATGAAGACCTGCTCGCGGTGTCACGTAACGCAAGTAGTGGCCGTGTTCGGCTCCAACGCGGCGCGGCCGGACGGGCTGGACGAACAATGTCGGCCATGCAGGGCCGCATACGGCAGGGAGTGGCGGGCAGCCCATCCTGAAACGCGCGCCCGCTATGTGGCAACGACGCGGTCCCATCCGGAGTTCAAGGAGAAGGCGCGCGCCTACGCGCTATCGCGCGCTTTCGGCCTAACAGTCGCCGGATACAACAACATGGTGTTGACGCAATGCGGGCTCTGCGCGATCTGCGGCAAGGCGGAGACCCGCGTGCACAAGGCAACTGGCGAACCCTTTCGCCTCACCGTTCACCACAA